CGCGCCATTTAGGAAGTGGGCACTCAATGAACGTCTGTTCGTACGTAGCAGTGTCGAAGAGCATCAACCCTTTGACCTGATCAATATCGCTAGCATCCTGAGAAAACGGAGAGCCTGGATACGTAATCGCAGGTCCGCGTCCGTCTCGTGGGGGTATCTCGTGACGCTTATGTATATGTCCGGAGATAATGAGTTCTGCTCCTGATATAGTGCTCGCGTCCACGCCCTCTTTCGTTGTGATGCTTCCATAGTCGGCTCCGATAAAGGTTTGGTGTGCTACACAAATTGGTAGCGTTTGCTTAGGAAATTTAAGTGGGTCAACTTGATAAGGCACAAAAGTCATGCCATAAAGCTCTTGTATTTTATCTACTATGTGAAGATTCTTTCTCACTTTAAAAGTTTGTAGGGCATGGTACTTAGCGTCTTTAGGCTTGAACATATCGTGATTGCCGAGTACATAAATATATGGAATTCCACAGGAGTAAATGTATTCAACGTGATTAGTAAACTCAGAGAGGATCTCAGAACGAATAATACTGTGACTTTCGAACGTGTCACCTAAGTTGACTACTAGGTCTGGCTTAAGTTCAATTATAGTGAGATTCAGCCAAGCTAGGAATTGCTTAGCTAAATCAAACCTATTGATATCTAGGTGAGGGTCACCCACAAATAAAACTTTCATGTCGTCGTTTTCTCTAATACAAGCTTTTCAAACTGTTCATCTACATAGGAGTCATTCTCAACAGTGATAATACCATCTACGCTACCTATTAGCAGTTTTATAAGTCCATACGGAGTAGTAATATAATTGTCAAACCCAACACTGGTAAAGCAGTTGCTAAATGCTCTAAGAAACGCACAATAATCATTAAATGACATTTTAATAGATGTTGGTTTTAAATCATTATTAGCCTTATGCCACACACTTATAGCAGACATTATGCTATCAATCGTTGGGTATATATCACCGCTTACTGTATAATCGTAAGTGATTTGTATTGTCATAATTCTATACTAAAGTCATTATCATCTGATTCAACAACTACGCCGTCGCCATCTGTAACCGCTGGTGTATCTTTATGAGCATAGCAGGCAGCCATGATCTCTTCTTGGACTATCTTAGAGGATTTGACAAAATTTAACATGTTAGCTTCACCTCGAATAGGCTCGTGCTTGCCAACTTGCCACTGCTGAATGCTCTCTTTGCCAGTTTCAGGATTCTTAGGGTGAAAAATGATGCCTAAAGATTTACCTAATTCGAAGATCTCTGTATCGGTGTCGATGATGCCATTATCATAGTGGTAAGTAAACTGAGCCATACGAGCGGGCACACCTAAGCGATTCTTTTTAACTTTAATGCGAACTTTGTGGCCAGTTTGCTGAGCAGCACCAGAGATTGTCTCGCCAGATTCTACAACACCAGCTTTAGTATCGAGCTTAGTGATTTCAAGCATGATATCACTAGCATGTTTAAGCGCACGTCCTTCAGTGATAACATAAGGATTGCGAAGTGCCTTCATGGCGTCGATTTCCATCGTAATTTGTTGTATGAAAAAGGTTAGTAAGTTGTACTCAGCAATAACAGGTAGAATAAGTTTTAAGGTCGATGGCAAGTAACTTGCCCCAGTCCCGCCCATCTTCTGATCAGTTGTTTGCTTCATATTGCTCTCTTTAGGGTATCTAATTGCTTTAATAGAGTCAATTACAATACCTTTAATTGGAGCGCCTTCTTGAAGAGCCTCTAACATCTCCCCGCCTATATAGTCGAATATCTTGAGTGGGTCATTCGATTTGCGAACTACGAGTCGTTTAGCATCACCACCAATCTTTTTAAATAGAGTTAGATTAAAAGAAAATTCAGCGTCGAACCATATAAAAATAGCTTCTGAATCTCTTTTCTGATAGTCAGCAACTGCCATCATCGCTAATAACGATTTTCCAGAACTTTCAATTCCGAATAAAGTCGATATTTTTCCAGGTTGAAAACCACCAATTGCCAATGCCCAATTTAGACTAGGCGATCGAGTTGGAACAACTGGAATCAATTTGTTGTCTAAATTCTCAGCTACTACTCCAAAATCACTTACCAATTTATTCATCCATTTGCTCATATTATTTCCTCGTATTTATCTGATTTTACTAAATTATCTTTTGCCCAAAGCGGTTGTAGGTTTGTATAGTGTATAGCATCTATGATTTGTTTAGGATCTTGTAGGTCGAAGCGACTTAAAGGTTTAATATGATCTACATGCCAACCTTTGCGTCCATAATTTTCCCAAGTCATTCCAGGTTGGAATAGTGATTCAAGATGATTACATAACGTGTACCATGTACACCCCATGTTAGTAGAAATTGAAAAGTTTTTAGTGCCTTTTATAGCAAGTCTAATCCTAACTCGTATATTATGTTTTAATCGTTCTTGTGTATCGGTTTTAAGTCTTAAAAGATAGTGTTCTTTTTTCTTCTTCGCATTTCTTTTCAATCTTTCTTCATTGGAAGTTATTCCGTTTCTTCGCCAATGCCCTTTACTAATCTTATCTCTTGCTTCTGATGTTGCCATCCTAGTAATTAGAGATTTATGAGCTTTCTCTTTGCCACAAACTGGACACCATTGCTCTCTATTTTTAACATGATTAAAGGTAGTGCTAAATACATGACCTTCTGAACATTTCCACTCTAATTTGCCCAACATATTAATATATACTGTAGAAATTAACTCGCCACCTAAACTTATAGCCCACGCTTGAACTAAAGAAATATTTGTTCTCTTACCATGTACAATATTTGTTTCAGCGATTTTAGGATTTTCTAGTTCTTGTTGCTCTTTTATTCGACATTGTTCAGCATACCAAAGTTTTTCAGTATAGCTTTTATGCTCTATACAAAAGCCATGCTTATTCCTACAGCCTAACTTATTCTCACACCCATCGACTATACATATTCTGTTAGAGGTTCCTTTTGCCATCGCCTACCCCTCATAACCCGTCATATGCTGATCACCCCATAGCACTTTTTTCAAGGAGTCATGGCTTTGCCTTAAGATGCTAAGCTTATTCTTCAGGAGACAGACCAACGCCTCTGTCTGAGCCTTCTTATCCTGAGCGGCCTTAACATCTTCGTCGATACAGACATACATCTTACGAGCCTCACTACTCTCCTTGATGCCCTTACTCTTAAGGTAATCAGAAGCCCTATCTAAGTAGGCTATTGCTTCTGCTTCTTCTAATCTAGCCTTAGCTTTGATATCTGCCTGAACAGCTCTAGCCAATAATTCACCTGCTATATCTTGACCAATAATAAAGTCACGAAGATAGGTTGCCCCCATCATTTTATTGACGGAAGCAATCTCTCTCACTTTGTCAAGATATAGAGCAAGTTTAGTGACATCTAATGATGCCACCTGCTTTTCATTGCTCATATTTTATCTCTTTTCTTAATCTTCTAAAAGGGCGTTTGCTTGTCTCATAAAATCATCCTCTTCTAATGAGGGCGTCTTTTTTACAGCTGTAGCCATTGCTGGCATTTTAGTTTTATAAGTGGCAGGTGCTGGAGCAGTTACATCGGCATCAATAGTGTCTTCATCGTCTTCTTCAAGGCGGATGGCCACTGGTTTCTTACCTACTGTAACTGGTTTAGTTTTAGCTAAAGCGATAGTAGGTGCTACAGGAGCAGAAAAACCTAAATCAGCATCTGGACAATTCTCAATAAAAGATGGCATATTTGCTTCTAATACTGCTGCTAACTCATCGTAAGTTTTGATCTGATAAACAGCAGAGAGGTCATAGGCCATCTTTTCGTAACTCTCTACAACAGATTCTGGTAGAGCAGAGCGATCATCTTCATATGAGTGTCCACCAGCAGCTTTTTTAGTCTTAATTTGGCACTTCTTAACTGTATAAGCTGTATCACGGAATGAGGCACCATTTGTGCGCACGATGTCAAACCAAACACCAGAGTCATCGTCAGCAGAGTTAAGCGAAGTCGGATCTTGATTATATTCAGATACATATTGTGCCATCTCAGCTTTCATCTGCTTGTGGGCAGTTGATTTAAGTTCAAGAAGTCCAACTGCTCCTGATTTATCGATAGCATTGTAGACATACACAGTTTTTGGGTTTAAGTCTGAGATGAGTTTATTCAATGGGGTTAAACGCTCTTTAATTACATCTTCATCTTCACCAGCCATCTCAGCTTTAATAGTGTCTGCTTTCTTTTTTAAGAGGTTTACATACTCAGTTATAGGGCAGCGCTTCTCAGAGGTCATAGAGGAGGCAAATGGGCGAACACGACCGCTTGCTGGATCAATTAGGCCCCAGATAACTTGCCATTTTCGAGATACGTATCCGTTTGAGCTCTCTCCGAAAGGGGGAGCGATTCGAAAGATGTTGTGACCATCTTTTACTTTGTGACGGGTCCAGTCACGGCGGGTTTTTAATGAGTCCAGATTAATTTTAATCTTATTATTTGTCATAGATTTTCCTTCATGGGTTTTATTCAACAGCGTTATGCCGTATGTATATTATACTAGATTATTGATTAGACTGGTCTTTATTTTTAAATTGCTCTGCTTGCTCTTTTGTGAGAGCAGGTTTACCTACAACTTTCTTAGGCGCAGTCTCTTCAACGAAAGCATCGAGGCCATTGGCGTGAAAAATAGGTTCTGGATTTTGATAGAAACCAGAATCTACGAAGTGAATAAGTTTAGTGCCAGCAGGACGAGCTTTAATCTTACTGTCAAGATATTTGTCGAAGATTTTAGGGTATGACATAGATAATGCTTCTAGCACTATCTTGTTTAGATCCTGATAGTCAGCATAAGGTCTACCCTCATACTGATGAGTTTTGATAACCCATCCAGTCAATCCACCTGGTTCGTATACTTGACCAACGGCATCAACGATTGCTCGAAGGTGGTTCCTAGAGATGAGCTTATTATTGGGTGCTTTTGCTGATTGCTTTTCAATCTCAGGTAAGAAGGTTGGTTTATCGATGACGTACTCATCTTTACTGATTTCAGTTGGAGCGTCTTTTACAGTAACAAATTTTGCCATTTTTATCCCCTTGTTTCGTTTCTATTCTACCTTTTCTATCTCATCAATAGTTATACTAATAGGTGTTTTCCAGCCCTGTTTAAGTTTGCCACGGACGTAGATGATAGTGTTTTTAGGCCATCCAAGTGCTTTCTTAGCGTCCCATCTAGTTGCCTCTATAGTTGAAAATCCGTCAGACATGTCGACAGATAGTTTTGTCCACTTTCTCCCGCTATTCTTAGAGATACCTTCCCTATATTCACTACCTTGAAAAAGCATAATTAAGCCGACTTCTTCTGTCTCAAACTTCTTCTTCTCTTGCTCAGTAAGATCACCTGGCACACTCTTATTGAAGAACCTATCTGCTATCTTGACACTACCAAGGATCCTAACGTCTTGCGATTCTTGAGAATTCATGATATAAGGGATAGCATCGCTATTCATATGTTGCAATGCTGGCCATTTAGACTCTATGATAGTTCGTATCTCAGGGATGCCCAATAGGTGCTTATTAAACGATTGGTTGTATTCTTTCTCATCTAAGAATATGGAGATTGGAGTTGCTTCATACATCTCTGGCTTAAACTTAGTCTTGCCTTCACGTAGGGAGATATACTTATCCATAAAAAGTTTACGACTCTCTATGTAAGTTGGTGCATTAAAGTCGGTAGTAGTCTCAATAAAGCTATCTATAGCACGTGCTTTAATTAGGGCACTCATGGTTCCAATGTTGGCTTTAGAGTGGTTAACACGAGCAACATAATCTTCTAAAGAAACAAAAGGTCCATGAGATACAATCTCGTTTACTGCTGCTGGTCCAATAGATTTGATAGCAGAGATAGGCGTAATTATCTTATTGCCCATTATCGTATACTCTCTGTTTGGGTGCTTCAAACTAGGCGGAGAGACTCGTTTATCACCAAGGTAGGATATAAATTTACGAACCTTAACCTCAGCATCCTCATTGTTGAGAACAGCTGTCCACCACTCTAATGGGTAGTGATTTTTTAGATATAAAGTAATGTAGCCGAGTTCCGAATAACAAAAACTATGCGATTTATTGAATGAGTAATTACTAAATGCTTGAATTTGTTGACAAATGATTTCAACTGATTCTGAACTCCACCCTCTACCTAAACATGATTCCCTAATTCTAGAGAAGGTATTCATAATAACTTCATGCTTCTTTTTAGCGATAGCAGAGCGAATAATGTCTGATTCTTCCCAAGAATAACCAACAATCTCTACTAGAAATCTCATAACCTCTTCTTGATAGATAAAAACCCCATTTGACTCTTTAAGAATTGGTTTTAAATCATCGTGAAGATACTCAATATCTCTCCTACCGTTGCGGACATCAATGTAATATTGAGTTGCTGTAGTATCTAAGAATGGCGCCGCTAACGAACCAGGTCGACATAAAGCAGTAATCACTGCTAAATCTGCTCTATTTACAGGAGCAAATTCTTTAGCATACCCTTTGATCAACTCTGTATTGAACTGAAACGACGAGTCTGTATCTTTGTTATAAAAATCCTTAAACACCCCAGCATCACAATCGGGCAACCTATACACCAGCGGAACACCTTTAATCTCATCTAAATAGTCTTTTCCATGATTTTTCTTAATAAGTTTTAAGCAATCAGAGGCCATAGTGAGGGTCTTGATGCCTAAAATATCAGCTTTAACCAATCCACTTTTCTCCACCATCGAGGCATCATATTGGGTAACTAATATACTGCCTAAATCCTTATCAGTCATATACATAGTTGGGATTCTATCTGCTGAAAGATCAATAGTTGAGATAACAAAAGCAGAGGCATGCCGCGACCAACCACGGATACAACCGATAAGCTTCTTAACCATATTTTCAACTTCTGGGCGCTGCTTAAAGAAATTCTTCAGGATTGGTTTCTTATCTACTTCGCCTTTATGGTAGGTACCTTCTTGATCTGTATAGCCATATAAGAAGTCTAGTTCATCAACACCTTGCGGAGAATCATCAATCTCGTCGCATATCGCCATAACCTCTGGATCTCTACGGTTACGGGCATATAATGCTGCCATAGCGTCTTTAATAGCATTCTTTGTCTTCATCTTATTAAAGGTAGCAATCTGAGCAAATCCTAAACCGTATCTCTCTTGTAGGTATTTAATCACTAGTGGGCGGGCACGATCTGCGATATCTAAGTCAATATCTGGAAAAGAACCGGCGCGGATACGAGCATGAGATAAGAAGCGCTCAAACGGGAGGTGGGCAGCGACTGGATCAACGTGAATAATTTTTAAATAATAACTTAACAGGGAGCCACCAGCACTACCACGACCTATATTCTGCAGCAATCCACTAGCTCTAGCAAAAGCACAGATATCTTCATACATCAAGAAATACGGCAGAAAGTTAAGAGTTTCGTTCTTCATGATGACATCTATCTCTTTCTTGAATCGTGCCTTATACTCGTCAGAATCATTCCACCTACCATATTCTTTTATCTTCTTCATGGCAAGGTAATAACACTGAGTATCATAGTTGTCAGTCATAGCAACTACATCAGCTGGGATAGTGATTTTAGGTAGATGATAACCGAATTTTGGTTTAACTTTTGATGCTAAAGCCATGATCTCATAAGTGTTATCGATTAAACTGTTGTAATATTGATCAGTTACAATATCACCAAGATGTGCCTTCAAGATTGAATACATCTCTTTAGAGGCAACTTGATGGCGAGAATCGAAGAAGTAACGATTATCTTTGAATGAGTTTTGTATGATACAGTCGTTGATTGTCTTATCTGCTGGATCTATAAAGTGAGCGTCGGTGACTGGGATACACTTTATGTTGTGTCTCTGAGACATGACATAATAGAAGTTATTAATGTGATTCTGTATATTGCCGCCATCGACATGGTAAGTCATAAAGCCTACAGAGGTATCGTAATATTTATGTATGTCCACTGCTGCCAACTCTAATCGGATATCAAGTTCACGATGTAGGATGGTGATAATTTCTTCAGCAAATTCATGTTTATCTGCGACTATGTGGTCAACAGCGGGACCATTAGCTCCAGGCACACCGAATATAAGCCCTTCTTTATATTTACAGATAGTCGGTAGGGTTACTAGCGGAAACTCAGCACCACTATCTTCATAGCGAGAAGTCCAACCTACAGAGGATAGCTTGATGAGGTTCCTGTATCCAACTTCAGATATTGCCCAAGCATTGAGGTGAAACTTCTTATCACCCCAGTGAACAATGATGCCAGCTCCAGGGATACCAGTGACAGCATTAACATCGTAACTCGTCTTCTTCTCTTTATTGATGCCTTCGATGATTTTAGGGATCCTAATCATGTCGAATAGCGACGCGGCATTTCCATGATCTACACATGAGAAACCAGGAGTCTTCGTCTTTAAACACCATTCAGTGAGTTCTGCTATAGAGGCTAAGGAGTCTGTGTGGCTGAACATAGAGTGGCAATGTAGTTGAGCTGGTTCACGGAAGGTTACATCCTCTACAATTCTTACTTCTGTAGTGAATACTTCAACTTCGCCCAGCATCTCAGAGAGGATCTTATCTAGCTGTAAAGTGGCACTAATATCTGATAGAGCATCATGGGCGTCGATGTGTATCTTAAAATGCTCACATAAGGTCGCCAGTTTAAGATTCGGAGTTGGGAGTTGGGTTTTTAACTTCTTAGCTTTCTTGAAAGCATCACGAGTCCCAGGATAGAAGAGTTCTAAGAAGTCTTGCTCTCTATTAACTTTCTTAAATAGAGCAGCAATAAAACCCCTATCGAAGTCAACATTATATCCTGAGATTGTGAATTTAGTTTTGAACTGACGAAGATACAAAACTAGATTATTAACCATTGCTTCTGGCGATTGATATGTCTTAAGCTTCTCGATTGTTTGACCATTCACCCTTAAAGCACCAGGGTCAATATCTTTCCAGTTGATGGGCTTACAATGTTGGTTGAATGTCTTATCTAGAAAAGATTCACCTGCTATAACTGGTATACAGGCAATTTGCACGACATCATGCTTATCCGGACGAAGTCCAGTGCTCTCTATGTCGAGCCAAATGTAATTGGTAGCAGCATTTGATATATTGGCAGTATTTATCATATTGCCAATTATACAAAATTATTTTAAAACATCAATCCGTTGGTTGGCAATACGGTGGGAGATCAAATGTCACTTCTTTTTGATTCTTTTGATTATAGCTAAAGTTAAAGTGTAGATCAACGGTAGTGTTAGCTTTATCAGAAAGATTAAGAACTGGACGAACCTCATAGCTATAAACATTCTCGTTAGAGAAAGCAGATACCATACCAGAGAAATAGGCCTTAAGGATAAGGTTGTTACCTTGATTGGCACGAAGCGCTGATGAGTTGAATGTAGTTGGTAGGTTCATTCTAAACTCAGTGCGACCGTTTGCTGCTTGAGATTTAAGGTTATTACTGATAGTGAGATAGTTTCCAGTAGGACTAGTTCCTGCTTGAATCTCAGCAGCAACAGCTGTTCCCCAACCAGAAACACTTAAAGTTAATGGGGCAGCAGTTCCAGGAGCTGAATTAGTGACGCTTATAGCTCCACCAACTGGCAATGCCGTAAAGTCATGATTAGGAGCTGCGTTTAGAGCAGCAGCAATTTTAGAAGCTGCTTGTGTAGCAGTGTC